TTAGTGGGTGGGGCTTCCTTGTCGTCTTGGGTGAAGATACTTTATCTTTTTGCGTGGCATTGTGGGTGGATTATGAAGACTCAGGGAGTCCGAGGATTGTGTTTGCGTTTGAAGGCTTACAGTATTTTACTGATGTCCGTTACAGCGGGTAAGAAGCATAAGGACGTGACCGTCCTCGGGCCAGTGGTCAGCCGGACTAAGTCCGGTTTGCCGAGAATTATTCCCGTTGAACACCGCCGGAGAATTCGGTCGGGTGATCACTTAGTTGTGAGAGCTTGGTTGTCCCTATTTGGTTTGTATAGGGTACTGGATTTTAAGGGGGTGTTTAGCGTGGGTACGATCATAGCCCCATTTGAGGGATCGTCCCGTGTGGTTAGACGCGTATCCAGGTACTCAGAGTTCTTTGCGCGTCAGTTGATGGCTTGGGATGTTTTCCCTTTGTCGGAAGCTGGTGTGAAGGGTGCTTTGAAGGTGGAGTATTTTTCGGTCCGGACCTCTGGGCCTAATTCTCGGAGTAATAGTACGTCTCTAGGTATGTGCTGGTACGACGCCCTAGTGTGGATTAAAAACCCACTCTGGGGGGTACTAGTTTCGTGGTTAGGGATTGTTGACTCTTTATCCATTAAGTCTGTTATGGAGCGTTTGGCTTCAGAAGCAGATGACATTTATTTGTTATGGGCGGATAGTCCGGATAGGACTTCTCACCCACTTACTGGCCTGGGAGGCCGATTAGGAAAGCTTGGAGTGAAGGAAGAACCGGGGAAGGTTCGGGTGTTTGCTATAGTAGACTATTGGACGCAGATTATTCTTCGTCCGCTTCATTTGTGGTTGTTTTCAATTTTAAAGAGAATACCCCAGGATGGGACCTTTGATCAGTTGGCTCCTGTAAGAGCATTGGTGAGAGATTTCCCGAATGAGGTTTGTTATTCGTTTGATTTGAAGGCGGCCACGGATAGGGTGCCATGGGAGGTGCAAGTAGCTCTATTGAACCAACTTTTACCATGTTCTATGGGTGATTTATGGGGGAAACTATTGAGGGATCGTGATTTTTATTACGATCTCTCTTCAGACCATTTTGAGACCATTGAGGTCGAGGAGGGGCTGTCGCGCTCCGGAGTAGTCCGGTACGCAGTTGGTCAACCCATGGGGGCCTATAGTTCGTGGGCGATGTTGGCTCTGGTTCATCATATGATCGTCCAGTGTGCGGCGTCGGAGGTAGGGAAGACTGGTTGGTTCACGGCTTATGCCATTCTAGGAGATGATGTGGTGATTGCAAACCGCCTCGTTGCCTTGCGGTACAGGGAGATATTAAAGGGTTTAGGGGTCCGGATTTCAATTGCTAAGACCCTTGTGGGTCGAGGTAGTTGTGAGTTCGCTAAACGGTTCTTTCTTAAAGGGAAGGACGCATCCCCCGTTTCCTTACTAGAGTTCGCCTTAGGGAAGTTTCACCTTCCCATTTTGGTTGAGCTAGTTCGGAAGCTTGGGATGGTTTGGGAGCCTAAGCTCTCTAGTGTGTTGCGTGCTGCAGGATTCGGATACAGGGCTCAAGGGCGGGTGGCCAGCCCGCTCCCACGCCTGAATGGAAGAATCTTAGGGTTGCTGCTGGTCCTGAGGAGTCCGGGGGTTTCTCCTTGGTCGGTGGTTTCTTGGAGGGAGATGATAGATTTACTATCA